TGGCTGGCTCTCCTAAGAGTCCCACGGTTTGTCTTGCGACTTAACGCTAACGATTGCGTTGGCCTAAGATGTCTTTCCATCTAGTCACTACCGCGGCGTAGATTCTGAAGTTGTTTTTCCGCGACTTAAACTACGCTTAAGTTAGCTATTCCAAGCGGCAAGGTTTTACTTGCTTCTTCCTCACTTATGCCTTCATCTTTACCTAGGCTAGGTTGCCGTCTTTCCGAGCTGTCACGGATGTCTTACCGTCCTCCAAAGTTACCTTGTTTTTTACATGGTTAGGCGTTCCGCAAACTTTCCATGACCAATCCCAATTTCTCAGGCCAGAGTGGGCAGTAGTATTAATTATTTAAGCATAAACTACCAACGCATTGTGGCTTTTTCCCACCGTCAATTTTTGGATTTTAGGAAGGGCGCTTTCACGCTTGCGACCGATACTCTACAATAATTCTTTTGTCCCCCGCTGGTGCGATCCTTTCGGGTTCGTTGGGGGCACTAAAAATTATATTCTTCTAATTTTGGAATACCAGAGCTTATTGTTGGCCAATCACGACAGTCATTTTCCCAAATTACCACTTGACCAGTTCCATTGCAAATCGAGCATTTTTTGTTTTTTCCTGCGTCTTTTCTTTTCCCCGCGCCTTGGCAGAAAAAACAATTTTTTACCTTGCGCGGCTCCGAACTAAGCATATAAAAAAGGCTTTATTTTTTATCTTCAGCAATTTGCTCGTTTAAACAAGCGGCTTGTTCAGCATTAAGAATTATGGATTCTACTTTACCTTCAATCTCAACGCCAATTTTATCACCAGCTTTTAACTTTTCAACTTCTGACATGATTTTATATTTTTAAATTATTTAAATTGCGCTAGTCCCCGCCTTTGCGTGCGGTTTATGTCCTTTCGGAATTTAAGAAAGCCTAATTTTTCAGCTTTCCCGCCATTTCTAGCTATTAGATTTGCCCCCGCTACGCAGTGATAAATCAGATTAAATAAAATATTCTTTTAACGAATTAGTCAAGCTTTTCCTTCAAAACTTCTAAGATTCTTGGCAAACATGGCCTAGATATTGACCTGATAACGCCTAAATCTTTTAGAATCTTAACCAATTTATCAAACTCATGAGGCTTTAAATCAGTCGCTCCGTTCTCAATCATCAGATTTAACAAAGCTTTATTAGAATGAGATTCAGATTGTTTGATTGCTTCGAAAAGCATCTTTAACAATCTTTGACGCTCTGGCTTAAATTCATGAAATTTAGTTGGCACGAATCGCTCTACAGTTCTAACCCATAAATTATTTCTAGCTTTCTGAAAATCATTCTCCCAAGGCTTTTTGCTATTTTGCAAATAAGATCTTATAAATTGGGGGTTGAACTGTGTAAAGTAAGATTCTTTATTCCAAGTTCCGTCCTTGATCATTTTTATTGCGATGTTATCCGTTATTTCGGCTAAATTTCTTTCTATTGCTTCCATTTTAAACTCCGTTTTTAATATTGTATGGCTTAGTTAAGTAGCTTTGAATGACATCAAAGCGCTGAATGTCTTTTTTATGCTTTCTAAATTCCTTAAATCTTTCCTCTAGCTCTTTTTGCTCAATAGTGCTTTCAAGAGTTCTAGTTATTTTGACAATTTCAAAAATTAAAGAAGCTGCGATTAAGAAAGCGATTAATTGAATTAATTTGTTTTTCATAAGACCTCATTTTTGATCTGCACCACTCGGCACAGAATAATTAAAATTGTTGATAGGATGACCAAGGGTTTTCGGCTTCTCGTCTTTGTGAGTAAACATGAAGTAGATTCCCCAGATCATTATTATTGCAATTATTATTTCGATTAGTTTTAAGCGTGTTAGCA